GGTAAGTATCAGGTCCCAACGTTTCCAATGAAACAATTATTTGAATAGTATTTAAAAGTATTAAATATAAAATCAATTTTTTACCAAATGTAAAACTTTTGAAATGGTACAATTTGCTCTTGTTGAACATTATGGAAGGTACTATCTTCTAAATTATAATAAAAAACTACTACTTGAAAAAAAAAAATTGGAAATAATGTTGAAGAATCGACCTTTTAAAAAAACACGTATAGATGCATTAACGGAAGCCAGGCAAAAAAAAGGATCTATTGTGTTCATAACTAGTATAACCCCGTGGAGATAGTGTGTTTTTGTAAATGTAAAAAACTAACAACTAATAATATTGAGATTTAGGTGGAGGGATTGGTTGATACGGTGGTAGAGTTTTCATAGGTTGCTTGATTTCTTCACTTGGAATTGAAAGTATAACTATCAATCCTATAATAAATATAGGAATACCTAGGAAAGATCTAAAAGTTACTGCAAAAAAGTCGTATGTACCTTCAACAAAACTGTCTTCTGTTTTGTTTCCAGTATTTTTAACACTATCGACAAATAAAGGATACAATATTCCAATAATCACAACTATTAAAAGTATTATAATTTGTAATCCTTTTCCCATTTTAATATTTTTTTATTAAAGTCACTATTTTTTTAAGTAATAAAGTTTATTGAACTTCTATAGAGTCACGGTAAAAATACCGTCAAATATTAAAATTTAAATAGTATTATTTGTAAAATAATATTAAATAAAATATTTTAATTATATAACATGGATACAATATTTTATTTTTCCCAGAAGCCTGTAAATAATGAAAACCTTGTACATGGGACAATATGTGAAGTAGATATTGGTATGCCAATCGCCTATATGGAAACAAAAGAATCAAAAGAAAGATATAAGCTATCATTTCCATGGCAAAGTCGCACACCACATCTAGTAGAATGTATACAAGAATGCAAATCTTTCAAAATTGAATGTTTTGCGTGTGAAAATGAAATAGTTTACTTGAGTCTCGTCATTGACAACGACAAGTTCAAAGATGAAATCGAAAATTTTGGAACAATTTCTGGTGAAATCCATGTGATAGGTTTGATTATGGATATATGGAGAGAAGCTAGAGTACCTGTGTTTGACAAAGAATACTATAAAGAGTTGAAAAATATATCTGAATGTAATAGTTGGAATAAAATGTATCCTTTGTTTGATCACCAAATAGAATCTATAAGATGGATGAAAACAATAGAAAATTCCTCTTCTAGTTTATTGTACGACGGTAACATAAAAATGTCGGAAACAGGTTGGTTTGTAGATACGGAAAACGAATGTTTAACAATGGATCCAAGTGTTAGAGAAGCGAACACCAGAGGTGGAATTCTTGCAAATGGGACTGGTGCTGGAAAAACTGCAACAATTCTTTATCATATAATGAACAATACAACATCCATAAACACAGAAGTGAGTATAAACAAATATACATCAAAAGGAAATCTAATTATTGTTCCAGTAAATCTTGTAACACAATGGTTGTCAGAAATAGAAAAGTTTTGCATTATGAAAGACAAAAAAATTGTAAAGTTTTACCAAAGTAAAGATATAAAAAATACAACAATGAGTGACTTGTTAGAAGCGGATATAGTTTTAACGACACTTCATTTTCTAAGAACATCAAAACCTTATTCTGATGTAATAGATGGTGCACTTTTGAAAGCTAACATATCAGGTAAAGATTCCAGAGGAAAAAGCGCATTCTCTGCTTGGTCAAGATTAAATAATAATACACAACCTATACTAGAAGCGGTTTTTTGGGAAAGAGTTATTTTAGATGAAATCCACACTGTTTTTTCAAACCCAAGAGAGTTGAGACAAACTAAACAATTCAATACAAAGTTTTTATGGGGTATAACAGCAACTCCGGATTTGGTGACTGAAAACGCACAACAACTTTATATAGTATTGCAGCGTGAAAAAGCACATCATCCTAACATGCTCAAAAGTCTTATAGAAAAGTGTGTATACAAACGAGATTCGGGTTTTGATTGGCCGCAAACAAACCTTAATCTTGTAAGTTTAACAGCAAAAGAAAGAATTTATCTTCAATCACATGAAGATTATTTATCAACAACTGAAATAATTAAGTTGTGTAGTTTTGTAGACGTATCCGATGATGTACGATCATGTAATGGTGAGACAATCGAAAAGGAATTGAAGGAACAAAAATTAAAATATATTAAAAGAATGGAAGCTAATCTGGAAGAATATGACAAGAGTATAAGTATATTAGAAAAAGCATCTCGGGAGCTAGAGGAACAAATAACAAAGCTTTCGGAGAAAGAATGTGAAAATTTAGAATTAACGACATCTCAGTTAAAAGTTGCAGAAAATTCTGCGGAACGACATGCAAGAGAATTGACTAAAATAAGAGAATCCAGAGACATAGAGTCTTCAAAGTTGGAACGAGCGAGACGATCTATCGATTTTTTCACAGATAGACTGAATGCACTTCAATCAAGAAGTCAATGTTGCCCTATTTGTCAGACTAAAAAATGTTCGGTGATAATACCGTGTGGTCATTTGTTTTGTTCCCAGTGCATACGAAAGTGTCACAAAATAAATAAAAAATGTCCTGAATGTAGACAAGAGTTTGATGATACACAAATAAAAGGCGTAACACTCGGAGAAATGGGAACAAAGATGCTCGAAATCGTCAAACTTATAGAATCTATTGAAGATCCCATTATACTATTTGTACAATGGAAGAGTATGGTAAGAGGTATGAAATCTTTTTTGAGAGGAATGAATATAAAAGTTTTGAATTTGGAAGGTAATGTGACTCAAAGATCCTGTACATTACAAGAGTTTAAACTAGGAGGTGTGTTGCTATTATGCTTAGAAGACTCATTTGCTGGATTGCACTTACCTCATGCACGACATGTAATTTTTTCTCATGCGATTGTAGGTGATGTACGAAATGTAAAGTTGTTGGAAGAACAAGCAATTGCAAGATGTGTTCGTCATGGTCAAACAGAAAAAGTAATGGTTTATTCATTTGTTGTCAAAGACTGTGATGAAGAAACAATATGGAAAAATACACATGAAGTAATCTAAGTAATTTTTACCCCAAAAAAATTTTTAAGAATGTATTACAAAAAGTAAAAGTTTAAAGTGATGCACTTTTATTTTTTATTTATTATCGGGTTTATAACATTTATTTTTATTGTATTATTAATTTTAAAAAAAAATAAAAAAAATGAAAACAATGATGAAAAAGAGGTTTCATTTATAGAAGAAAATGTAAAAGAAACAAGTGATGATGAAAAAGAAGTTTACGATGAAGATCCTCCCTCCTATGTTGAAGTTGTGAAATAGTAAAAAAATCAATTTTTCATTTCCCACACCATTCTATGATTTATTTCCCATAAGCTAGATGTTATTAAGCTTAATACCAAACCTATATTTTGCTGTCTTGTTGGTAAACCGAATTCGTTGTTGTATAGTATAACAAATGCAGCACCGTATAACGCGGTACCTACTAATGAGCTAGATAATTGAAATCCAAAACTATTTGTTCTTATTGACAAAGCGGCCACCCATTTGCACGCACCTGAAATTATAAAAAGATAAAACGCAGATAATTCTGGAGAAGTAAACTTTAAAAATCCTCGGAAACGATTAAGAGAAAAAATAAGTTGTATCCACGAAATAAAAACGATTGAAATTTGAGGTAATAGTAAATAATACTGAAGATTTTCTGTTTCTTCAACATTTATAATTGTATTATTACTCATTTTTATATATTAAAAAAATAAAAATATACAATATACATTTTCCTAAAACAAGTAGTCACTTTTTAAAACTTATTTACTGAATTCTATTTGTAAATTGGCAGATTCTACACTTCCATATTTAATAATACACTCATTGTCTAGAGGATATCTAGAAAGTCCAATTGACATATTTTTATAATATTGTTTTTTTGTATCATAAAAGTTTTCTGGAGGTATATACTTTCCCTTTACTATGGGAAAACATGGCGTCATTATTTTTTTTGATGAGTTAATACTTTCTTCTATTATAGAGTTTGAAAAGTCAACATCGAATATATTTTTACTGTTTGAAAATATAAAGTTGTGACATATGCAAGTACATGGTGTTATTTTGGTTTTCATAGAGTGAAACTTTTTTAAACCTCCATTTTCTAAAACTCCTCTATTATTTTTTATTGCAGGAAATGTTGGATTTTCATCCAATGACGGAGATGCTGTCAAAATTACTTTGTTTTTAACGAATTCTAAACAATTTACATCCCAATTCGTATAAGGTGTACATTTTCTAAAAATACAAATATAATCTTCATTATTATAAACTTTTTCTATAGATTTAGATATGAAATTTTTGGTTTTATTAGAAATATAAGTAACAAAAGCTCTATGTTGGAGATCAATGGGTACCGAAACTGGTTTACTTTTTTTATCACATAGTATAACAACACATACAGTAATATTTTCTTTATAAACTGAAGTGTTTAAAATTTGACGTACTTTGTTTTCCCATTCATCCTTGTAATTATGTACCGAAATCACAAGGATTCTTTCGTGTATAATATTAGATTCTTCATAATTTATAAATCCTGAACGAAAGAAAATATTTTGCAAAATTTTACTTATTACCGCCACTATAAAAATAAAACATGCAAGCTTTTGCATTTAAAAGTAATATAAAAAAAATATATACACTAATTACATATTTTTTTTTCAAAAACTTGTAGTGGAAACGTTGTTGAATCTTTTCTACATAATGATGGATAAATTTTTTTTATTAGTACTTCTTTTGACAGTTCCATATTTTTTATGTTTTCTGTGTTTTCTATTTTTATAGATGGTTTTGAGTAGGATATAGTAAAATGAGTAGATTCCATTGGTGATAATTTTTTTTGTGCAATATTTATTTTACTCATATTTTAAATATATTTACTATTAATAATTATGAAACTTGAATGGCAGCTGGTAATTAAGATTCTTACATTTTTTATAATTTCTTTAGTTTAAATTTTTTTAAACGGTTCGGTGCTCTTATTTTAAATGGTAAACCTCCAGATCATTTTACATTTTAGTGGAATATTTGTATTTAAAATTCTGACATATACAATAAAAAATTTACACTATATATATAAAATGTGGACATCTGAACTCGCGTTGAATTTAATATATCGTGCAAGCGGAAATTCTAGTTCAAATTCAGAACCTGTGCCATCGGATTCAGGAAATCAACACACAGAACCCAGTAGTCCAGATACTAGAAGAATGATAAAAGACTTGGAAGAAATGAATACTGGTGAAGTTAAAAAAATGACTGAAATTGCTTCTCCTATCATGCTGACTCCCGGTATGCAGGCTCGAATCGATGAATCTCATGACGAAAAAACTCTTTTTGAACTTTTGAAAACGAACATTTCTGAAAAACTTGAAAATATTAAACAGTATTATGAAAAAACAAGCATTTTACGAAATGATGATTATTTTGTAACGTATCATGCATTAATGGATATGCGTAGTTATCTAATATCTAACATCAATGAAGAACAATTAGTATCTCTTAATGAGCCATTACGTAGACATGATGTTATTTTCGGAGACATCGATAACAATCATGATCAAATGTTTTTGTCGACTTTAAGATTGTACTATTTTGGACAATATAAACACGAACAATTACTAATGATTATGAATAAACGTTATCAAGATGCATCCAACAGTTTGTTTTCTATATTAACCACGTTCTACAACTCTGACTAGAAACAGACTTTTTGGACTTTTGAACTCTGAGACTCTTCGACTTTACTTCTTTTTTTTCCATTTTTTAGAGTTTCGAATTCTTCGAATGCTTCAAAAAAACCAGTTCCTCCAGGTGCGTACTTGACTCTTTCTTTTGCAAGTTTGTATTCTTTCAATAAAACAGAAAAAGTCCACATTTTGTACTTGAACAATTTCAAATTTTTTCGAGCTCGTTTTTTTACTTCATAGTCAACCCAGGATGGAGTATCACAGCATTCATAATTATAGTAATCTTCCTCATCTTCTTGAATATCGGATTCCGATGGCAAAAAAATATGTACGCCGCAGCCATAACAGTAGTAGGCAGGCATCGTTCGGCGTTGTGAGACTCTGAGACTCACTGACTTTTGGATCTCTGTTTCACTCTCTCTCTCTGTTTGATCCACGGATCCATTTTTTAAATTTTTTTTTGGTTCACTTCTAATTTTTAGTTTATCTTTGAATAATTCGCCACCATGCCTTATCGTTTCTACAACGTTTTCCGGTGCCTGCGTGTTCTGTTTCCACCTGCTTAGAATCAAGATCATTACCACGTTGTCTTAAACCTCGACATGGATTACCCTGACCGAGTAAATGCACACGTCCATGATTTCTGATACATCCTTTTGTTTCATAATGTTGTTTTACCCATTTTTTAACACCATTAGAATGATTTATCGATTCATTTTTTCGTTTTTCTATATGTGCAAAAACTTCCTTTTTTAAATCTTCCATTGCATTGTATAATTCGTTCATAGACATTGTTTCTATATTTCCATTATCATCGACAAGCAATAGTTTTTTACCATTTCGGGGTTTTACAAAAGGTTCTTTTTTACTTTTTAAATTATATAGTATTATAAATATTATCAAAATTACTAAAATTTCATACTTCATTTACTATTAGTTTTATTAAAAAAACAAACAAACTATACAACTTGAAAAACTATACAACTTGAAAACTCAAACTTGAAACTCAACATCGACCATTGATTTGTTCTGCAAAACTTCTTCCAGGTACTTGATTTTTGCATCTTTTTCTTCGATTTCCAACTTTTGTTTTTGAACAGTAATAAACAAGTTGTCATAATCTTCAATTTTTTGTTTTTTTGTCTTCTGTTTTTCACGAAACATAGTCAAACGCTTTTCTTGAATTTCTTTCCATTCTTCTTCAGTATGAGCAGAACGTTTTCTCTTGTCCATTTTTTTGGAATTTGTTTCAGTGTCCTCATTTGGAATAGTTTCAGAGACATGTGGTGGATTATTTGTAGTATTTGTATTCAATTGTCCCATAACTTCTTTCATAGCTTGAATTCTTGAAATTGGAACCCAATCGGGCGCAATTTCTCCATTTGCCATCCCTTCTGTTACATAACCATGATTTTTAATTTGTGTGAGACCATGGGACATTTCGACTTCAATCGATTTCATATTTTTGATAAGTAAATTTGTAATTGGGTTATTTATAGGAAAGTCAAGTGCTTTTCCGTTGCATTGTTTGCATATTTTGGAACGCCTTGACCCCTTTGTGAAATAGTCCGGTTCACAGTCCTTGCAACAAATACATCCATTTTCGCATACTAAAAGACAATTTTCCATTTCTTCATTGCAAATATTGCATTTGTTGTGAATATTAGAATTTTTGATAAGTTGAACAGTATCTTTCAAGTGAATTGGAAGATCGGGGTCGTAGCAGGTCAGCATCGTGCAATCGGTAGAACACATTGTAATCGAAAATGTGTGTAGGTGTGTTTTGATCCTGACTTAGTTTGATTCACTTTATGTATTCGTGTTTCAGAGTTTTCAAGTCATGATAATTAAAATAAAGTAGTATAAAAATGTACGATAAAAAGGATTCAAAAGATAAAGTATACGTGGCGAAAACGATTCTCAACAATCCAACTTTTTTGCTCACTCAAAATATAGTGTTTGATATAAGAGCATCGATAAATTATAATTTGTTGGATGATGAAACAGTTTTATGGGTAGAAGAAGTTTTTATTCCATTTTTAGCAGAATTCAATAAAGTATGTGAACCTGTTATTTCATTCTGTCAAAAGTATAGAGAAGGTGATGTTTCTAAAATAGAAAATGCTATAAATGACAAAAAAAACTATGACGATATGTTGGAAAAGTCTCAAAGTTTTCAAGAAAAAGTTGAACTTTTAGAAACTAGAATTTATGGAAAAAAAGAAGACAAAAAAAAACAAGAAAAACAACTGGTTGTCCTCAACTCTTTAAAATCTGTTTTAAAGAAAAATGAAAAAGTTTCTGAGCGGTTGACATCTTTGGAATCAAAAATAGAACTACAGGAACAATCGTTGAAAGTTATTGATAAAGAATTAAAAACATTGGAAAAAACACGCCAAGAATACAATGACGAATTTTCTAAGTTTAAAGCGGGTGTTCAAATAGTATCGAGAAATGTCGAATCAAGTTCTAAACTATTAAAAAAATATTTGGATTTGTTGGAAAAATCTGAACAGTATATTGAATCTCATTTTTTCAAAGAAGACATTATAAAAAAGTTTTCTATAGGATTGTGGGGAAGGCTAAAAAGTATTTATTTCAATGTAAGAAAGTTATTTTCTAGTACAGAATTGCAAAAACAGTTGGAACAATATATACACGAGGAAGATGTTTCGAGTATTGAACAGGTAACAAAACAAACAAGTAGTAAAGAAAGTAAAAGTAAAAAAGAAAGGAAACAAAAAGAAGGGGCGAGGAAAGAATCAGAAAAACCAGTTTCTAAATTTATACCAGATTTAGATAGAATTTTAAAAAATGCATTTGTAAGGGATGTAACAAAAGATTCGGTAGATTTTGACACTAAAATTATGAGACTACAAAAAAATATAGACAGCATAGACAGAAGAAAAAAAGAACTAAACGAACAATTTGTTGAAGATGCTGTTAGAAGAAGTAAAAATTCTAATTCAGAGATTAGCGAACTGGGGAAATTGCACACAAAACTATACGAGAGAATATTAGTTTCTTTTGAATCCGAAAAAAGAGTCGTGGAGCTTTCGATTCAAGAATTACAAGAGAAACTTGTAAAAAAACTTGTAGATGAAATAGGTTGAGTATTTTTATAATTTCAAAGAATACGTTTGGAGAGACCAAATATTTTATTTTATAATAAAAAAATGTTAAAGTTTGTTACACTCTTAACTATTTCGATTACTTTTGTTACCAAAGTTTATTCTCTCGGTTATTGTACAGACAGAGATATATCATGTGCGAATTGGGCAAAAGCTGGTGAATGCAATTCCACAAACGCTGTTCATTTGAAGAAAACATGCCCACATTCTTGCGGTGTTTGTGATCATTTGTGTAAAGATACTGATCCAAGTTGTCATGACTGGGCTCAAAATGGAGAATGTGAAGTGAACACTGATTTTATGTTAAAAAAATGTCCAACAAGTTGTGGCATATGTGCAACTGAATGTTACGACAAAGATCATGAGTGTTCAGAATGGGCTTTAAGTAATCAATGCAAAAGTAACCCAGAATTTATGAACTTTAAATGTCCAAAATCGTGTGGACTATGTACGGAAACATGCATGGACACTGATAGATCTTGTCCCATGTGGGCGGCAGAAGGACAATGTAACGAAAACTCAGGATTTATGTTAAAAACTTGCCCACAAAGTTGTGGTTTATGTGATGATTTTACAGTTTGTAAAGACACTAATATAACTTTATGCAAACGCTGGACTTCTTACGAATGCCAAAACAATCCTACTGTTGTTTTAAAAGAATGTCCTAAAACTTGCGGTGTTTGCTCTTCATCATGCATTGATAAATTAACTTCTTGCAGTGATTGGAGCCAACAAGGGGAATGTACCGGTGAAAATAAACAAATTGTTACTAAAAATTGTCCTTTGTCATGTGGTATTTGTCACAGTTTAGACAAGGATGAACTTTAAAAATAAAAAAAAAGCTAAATAATGTTATATATTGTTAATCTTCAGTTTTCTTTTTTTTTTTAGGGTTTTTATCTTCGGATTCTTCATCGGATTCTTCATCGTATTCTTCATCGGATTCTTCGGATTCTTCATCGGAATCATTATCATCTTCTTCAGAATTTTGATCATATTCTGCATCTTCTTCGTCAGACACTTCTTCTTCTTCAGATTCGGAAAAAACAGCATCTAACTCTTCATCTGGTATGTCACATAGAAGCATTTTTTTGTATTCTTCGGAATTGAAAACAGTATCTTCGAAACGTTGTACTGGTTTTCTAACTCTCTTTCCAGTAACTATGTTACTTTCCGAAATATCTTCTAAATCTTTTTTATTTTTTTCTTCAATTGTTAGTTCCTTATCATCATCTTCACTTCCATCACTTTCTTCATCTTCTTCTTTTTCTTCATTTACTATGAATTCATCTAGTGATCCAGCGTCACTCTCGTCTTCACTTCTTTCTTCCATTTCATCATAGTCATCTTCATCATCTTCTTCAATCTTTTGCTTTTTGGGAGCCTTCTTTTTTGCTGGTTTTTTATTAATTATTGATGATACAATATCTAGCTTAGATTCTGATAAACTTTGTTTTTCCATATTACTAGTGTTAACTTTGCTTAATTCTAGTTTTGGTGTATCTATCGTGTCGGTCGTCTTGGTATCTATCGAATCCATTTATATTTTAGTTTATTTATTATAGCGTAAAAAATTCTGATTCAAAAATTAAACGCATTCGTTTGATGTGTGATAATACGAATATTTTTTTCTTTTCATATAATAAACAAAAATCAAAAAATGCCTCAGGGAACAATTTCACAATTAGTTGCTACTGGAGCTCTCGATGCTTACTTGTCGGACAATGCGACTCATACTCACTGGAAAGTCAAGTATACAAGACATACTCGCTTTGCATGTGAATCGGTTACACAGCCTTTTAACACAACTGTCGCTTTTGGTGGCGAATCACAAGCTACTATTAACAGAGTCGGAGATTTAATTCATCAGTTATATTTGAATGTTCAACTTCCTGGTTTAGTCGCATGTGATACCACCACCGACTCATGCCCAGGAATCGTTCCCGGTAATCAGTTCCCTGTTTTCATGGATCAGTCATGCGCTCCATGTGCCAAACAGGATGAGGCTGCAATTGTTGATTATCTTGATGATACTTTCGATGATGCTGATTCTACCACTAAGGCCGATATGATTAGACGTGCCAAGGACCAGTGGGCCAAAGAAAACTATGGTGCAGGCGCTTCCCTTGATTGCTGCCAAGAAGCAGATGATTGCCCTGATGCTTTGTGCCCAGAAATGGGTAATGTTTGGTGTCATTACACTAATGATGTCGGACATTTCTTGGTCAAACAGGCAAGACTTGTAATTGGTGGACAAACTGTCGACACTATTCTCGGAGATTTCATGTATTGCTGGGAAGAACTATCGGGCAAATCTGGCCGCAGATTAACTGAACTCTGTGGACGCAGATACACCAGATCGCAGCTAATCTGCGATTCACGTGAGGATCGTCAATTATACGTCCCATTGCCATTTTGGTTCACTTTGGCAAGTGGATCAGCGCTTTCGTTAGCGTCATTGGCTTACCACGGTGTCCAACTATGGGTTGACTTCGAAAGACTCGAAAAACTCATCGTTGTTTCGTCATCCAACGTTGCCGTCAAGAAGGCTGACTCGGCTTGCTGCATGACAAACTCGGATTTGAAGGCTAGTTTGGAAATCACATATGTGTTTTTAGACAATATTGAGAGAGATAGATTCGCCTCGAATCATTTCGAACAATTAGTTGTCCAAAATCAGTCCTTCTACCAGGTCACTAACTCCTCGCAGGTCCGCCTCAATTTGTCGTTCAATCACCCATGTATTGAGCTAATCTGGGGTATTAGACGTCAGTGCCAGGAAAGATGCAACAATCTTGGAAATCTATCGGGTGTTGATGGCAGAGATCCTCTCAAATCAGCTCAGCTACTCCTCAACTCCCAGTCAAGATGGGGTGTCAAACCCGCAATCTATTTCCGTGGTGTCCAGCCATACCAGCACCACTCCAACATTCCTGATGCATTCATCTATGTATTCTCATTTGCCCTCGATGCGGAATCGTCAACCTCGCCATCAGGCACATGCAATATGAGCAGACTTGATCATGTTGAGCTAATTTTAGATCTCCAGGATGCTCTTGCTAAGGAAACTTGCACCGTATTTGTATTTGCTCGTAATTTCAATATCCTAAGATTCCGTGAAGGTGTTGCAGGTCTTGCGTACAATTAAATTAATATATTGTAAAGTTTATATATTGAAAGTGTAGATACAAAAAAAATTTTTTTTTGCATCAATCTCTAACAAATTAAATATTTATTATTTAACTTACTATACGAGTGGATCAAACAGGTTCTGTGTAAAGAGAAAGAAACATCAGAGCATCAAAGCCTCAGAGCTTCAAAAGCCACACAGACTCTCAAAGCACACGACGACGACCATGCCTGCCAACAAGGTTCTTGCTAACAACGCTCGTATTATTTCGCGAACTGAAAAGTCGGTTTCTGCGGAACGCAACTTTTACAAGACAAAGAAAGAGGCAGAAGAAGCCTTCAAGTCCTACAAGACTAACCAAACTCTCGAGTATGAACAAAACATGACGGAAAAGTCCAACCAATACGCTGAGTATTGGATTTATGAAAAGGGTGATCGTGGTCGATTGATCATTAACGCTTACTTTGACAACAAGACATCCAAGGATCCTTGTTTCATTAACGTGTACAATAAGAAGGAAAGGTCTATGGAAAAGCGCAACTTTCTTGAAGTTGTGAAGATGATCTTTGAAGATGCGAAAGACTTGCCAGGTAACCGTCTGGGTCAGACGCGTATCTGGGGAGACTTGTATCTCTCTACTGAGATTTACAAGTTTTTGAAGGCACACTGGGAGTATTTAAGTGAGGGAAGTTCGGAGTGTTGAGAGTTTGAACAAGGGAAGTTTGGAGTGTTGTTTAAAATTTTTTAAATAGTCGTGAGCACATTTCATAAAAAAAGTTGGTGTGATGAATTCTGAAGTTTATGATACGACAGCGCCTTCAGAGTGTTTAAAAGAGTCCTGTTTAAGAAATATTCCAATGTGGGTGATAGATTGGTATCGATTACATAATATTAATACGGAATATGTTTCTTTAGTTAAAAATACTACCCTTATACATACAAAAGATGAAATAGACGTAGCAACTATTCTCATAGAAGATCTTTTGAAAGATAAAATGTTGGTAAATAATAAAAGACTTGCACCTAAAGCTAAAAAAATTTGTTCTATTTGTGGTGACATCACACTTGTAAATTCTGCAAAACAGTTTTGTAAACAAGCTAATTGTAAAGGAAAACTAAAACTTATTTTAAAAGTTAAAAAGGAAGTCAAGAGAAAACCCCCTAAATGTAAAAAGAAATGTAAAACATGTAACGAAATCTTTGATTGTGTTGCAACCGCATTACAAAAATGTAAAAAATGTGGTGAAAAATTATATATATTAAAGTAAAAATGTTTGTTTTTCTTTTATTACTAGATGCAACATTACAAGCTCCTTCGTCACCACCACTTCCATTGTACCCTCCAGTGACTTTAGATGTGCGTGAAAATGTTTGGATAGAAATGTTGTTTATAATTTTGAGCATAATGTTTGGTTCTGTTATAATATTTTTAATATATTATAGAATAAGAAAAAATATTTTTAGTAAAAACATTAAAGACGCAATTTCTAAAGATATAAATAGTAGATTAACTCCCCAAATAAAAAAAATAACTAAACCTAAAATAGGTGTAGTTATAACTAAATAATAATTAGTTTTTAATCACTTTTTTAGAAAGTAGTTGTAAAATTTTATACAAGGTAACCACCAATCGGATTGGAGTCTATAATTTCACATTTTTCATTTATAAATAAATTTAATGCCTGAACTTTTAAAGGATAGTATGAAGGAGTTCTTCGCAAATACCATTTTGTAGAATAACCAAATTCTTTTAATATTACTTCAGAAACATATGAAATAATTTCCATCATACCGCACAAATGTGTTTCTCTCTCTGAAATGCGAATCTTTTTTATAATATTATTTAATTCATCCGCATATTTTTTAGTGTTATCTTTGTATTTTTTTTTAATGCATGTATCATAAACCAATCTAAACACTAATGAATCGTCCATTATTTTATGATATAAAATAAAAAATGTTTGTTTTAAAAAAACTGAACAAGGAACTTTGTTCAGAATTGAATGCTGCAGCAATTGTTTCTTTACATGGAAACAACCAATGTGATTTAGAAACAATTCATAAAAGTTGCTTTGCCAGTGAACTTTGTATGTATGGATCTACTGGTCCAGATCTTAATGTGTTACTTTATTGTGATTATACATATGTGATTACATGTAACGGTAACTTTTGTGGTTGTGTTTCAGCAGATGTGTGTAAAAATAGTATTCCAAAGTTTTCATCGATAGAATTTCCACAAGGTTCGTTATATCTTCATACATTATGTGTGGAATCAAAGTATAGAAAAAATAAACTTGCAACAACTCTCATAAATAAAATAAAGTCCAAAGGAGTTCCCATATATTTATCGGTTTGTACCGGAAAAAATGGTAAACGAAGTGATTTACAAGATTTCTTCAAAACTCGGTTTACAAAGTTGATAGATTTTTACACAAGACAAGGGTTCAAGAAGGTATGTAGCACAGAAGATTATATACTATTTGTTTATGAATAGTACATTTTTTACTAAATAACAAGGCGAGAGATCGGCGTTCCCATTTTTGGGGAAGCATGAAATACAAAAGCAGATGGTAGTGGTCATCGTCGTTTACTGCTCGTGGTGGCTTCCTGTGTTTTTTTTTTGATTCATGTACTTTTACTTTGGCTGGTTGTTTTAGTCGTCCTCTTCTTTCTTCCAACTGATATGTAGTGGCAGCTAACATAAGTTACACAAAACATGACATATGACAATCTTCATCATAGTGTTGTCAATATACAATCCTTCTTTTTTTACAAGCTTTAAAAATAATAAAGAAATCGGTAAATATACAAGTTTGAATGTATTAATAGAAAAAGCAAATGGGACATGTACAAAACAGTAAAAAATACAAAACGATGCCCACGCTAAGTTAGTATAGTATTTGAAACCACACAACCAAAACAGGTGCATAAATATACTTTTTGAATATCCAATATCTATTGAAAAATGATGCAAAGATGATAATAGAAACGTTATAGACAAAGGTTCTTTATCAACCGGCAAAGGTAAAAGTAAATACGGTAGTAGATGAATAGGACTTTTGTTAAAATCAGTTATACCATGAACCGATGAAATCGCAATTGGTACAGCAAATCGTCTGGGAATCAGAACTTTCATTTATAAAATCAAGTAAACAATATATTTAATTAATTACACAGTTAAAAATTATTTTTTGTATAATTTTTCAACTCATTGTAAGCATCGTTTTTATAAATTTTTCTTTCATCTATTCCCATAATATAAGTAAAATTCTACTTGTGTTTAAAAGGAAAAACAACATGACAATCGATACTGTTAAACACCACTTTTTGGTTAAAAAATACCAGCGTTATCAATACCCCAGCGAAATGGCTCTCCGCGCATAATTAAAGCAGCTTTCATTTTTTTACATATTTTAACTATTAAATAGAATTTTACTCGTTTTTTTTTAATTTTATAATAAAATGTTAATACTTATGTTTGTTCCATTTTTTGTAGTTTCAGTGTTTAGTCAGTCTAATTATTCAAATAATAATTTTAAGATAAAGTACGCATGTGACTTGGAAGTTTTTGATAAAGAAGTACTAAATCTTGAAACTAGTAAAGAAAAATTTTTATATGAAAAAGATGGGAAATATTTGGAAAAACCTACTATCTGTCTTAAATGCTCGCGCGATGACGAATGTAGTTTAAAATTAAATTACACAAATTTAGATGTAAACAATTGTATAGCTGCTACAACAGTATCAAATACGTATGCCTCTATATTGAGTGAACGTTTTTACGATTATGACAAAGTTTTGAATGATCTAGAGGAAGAAATGCATACTAGATTGTATTTAAACAGGTTTGAAAATTTGAAAAATGGAATTGAATTTCAAACTGTAGAAACTTTTAAATCAAACAACAACTATCCTCTTAAAAAAATATGTGAAATGACATCGAAACGTTTGTCAAAAATGCTTATGACGGAAACTGGTATTCGAAGACTTGAAAAAGAAGTAGACTACAAGTTGAAAAATAATTACAAGGGTGATGATGAAGGTATTGTAAAAGTGTTACCAATGGATTTTGGACGGAAAATGTCTGAATCGTGTAACGATGCTATAGGAAATCAATTGTCATGTACACCCAGTCTTTGCCAAGACATGAAAAACGCGTGTGGATATAATATTAATATGTGTGATCCTTCTATTGCCGAAGTTTATGTGGGTAGCGAACTTCGAGAATATATTTCAAATAATTGTCCTCAGACTTGTGGTACATGTCCACCATCAATTCCACCATCAATTCCACCATTAATTCCACCATCAATTCCACCATTGTTTCCGATACTACACAAGACTAATGACACGAGTATTTTTATAAACAGTTTGTCATCAACACTTATATGTGCATCAACATGTACAGGAACTCAGCCAACCAATCAGGAAAACCTGTATATATGTTCTCCAGACTTGAACCCTAATTCTGAATGTTCACAACTACTTTCTCAAAATTCAGGAGTGAATTCATTAGTTCGTCTTACAATGGGAAGTAAAACATTTATATGTGATGGTGAATTGCAAGTTTATTCACAATCATCATACTATAATAACTATAGGTATGCTAGATGTCTTGCTAACGGTATAAGTTGGCCTAATACTGGTTGGGCTTCGTGGAAAAATCAAGATGATATGTCCGAAATGCTTGTAGATCTAAGTTCGGTATCATCATATAGTCTTGCACCTCCTCCATCACCACCATCACCACCATTATCCCCTGAAAATCCACCTTTTCCACCACCTGAAATAAATATAATGTCTGTACCTTCAGATCCCGATACATCAAATGACAATATACTCAACTTGTTTAAAAATGTTAGTTATGAACTTGTATTTAATGGAGGACATCCCATACAAGAGAATGATAACATATGGTTTGTAAGAGGCGATTACTGTGTTTTACCACCTTCTCCTCCTTCAGTTCCAGCACCATTAATTCCACCTTCTTCAAAGACTGAAAACAGTAACGCAAATTCAACACAAAATACAATGTCATTACCACCTTCACCTCCTCCATCTCCTCCTCCACCACATTTACCGTCTCCGTTTCAACCACCTTTGCCTCCTCCTCCGCGACAACCACCCTCCCCTCCACCATTCTATGACACTGAAAATGTGGTTATAAAACCGTATGTAAACCTGACAACAAGTACACGCATCTATTATATACTAACGGTTAATCAAGGACAAATTTATCATATCAATTCTCAAACTTCTCCCTTGACATTTATTCATGGTTCTGATATTGACTTTTTACAAGATGGACGCGGTTGGGGTCTACCTACTAATCAGGCACAGGCATTGAGAACAGTGCCTTTGCAGATGGATGGC